AAAGGCGGAAAACGTCGTGAAGATCAAACAGGCACACCCGGAAGAAACAGAGGGAATGCCCGTTGACCTGAACAACATTCAGCCTTGACAAAACTCAAACTTTCGGGCGGTCCTCTTTTTCCGGCGGCGTTTCCGCTCCCGGCTCCTTTCGATCAGCAACACGGCGGCGATTCCTGCAATCAGCCCGGCGGCGGCGCTGAATAGATACGTCATGCCGTGCCGCCTTTCATAGAAAATCGTGTTTTATCAGTCGTTCCTATTTTGCCGGGTTCGGCGTGGGGCTTTGGGCCGTTGTCATCGACATTTCACAACTTGGGGTTTTCCTCGCATACGTGGGAACGCCGACGGCAACGGCAATCGGGTTCTATTCGTGGAAAGCAAAGGCGTAAACCCGGCCTTTCCACGATGACCCGGCCTTGATTCCGAAAAGGGCGTTCGCCTTGACCGTCAAGCCGGATTTTCCCCAGCCGCTTTCAAGGATTGCTTGCGCGATAGTCAGGGACGCAAGCACGCCGCTTTTCTGCATATCGGCGGCGGCAAGCTTGCCCACCCGCTCGATGAAAGATTTTTGTTCGTTCGTCATTGCTGGAAGCTGGGCGGAGAGCGTCGCCGATCATTCGGCGTTGCTGACCGGGGCCGCGCGGTATAAAGCCGTCATCGGGGAGCGGGACTATAAAACCGCTTGCCGGGCGATCAAGGCCGCGGGCATGACGTACAGCGTTTTATAATTGTCCACGATGTCTTGCAGTTTCTTGATAAATTCGGAAGCTTTCATTTTGCCCCCTCCTTTCGCGTCTGCCGGGGTTTTGCCCCCGGCGGTGTCATTCTTCCCACCGGACGTTTCGGGCCGTCCTGCGGGCTGGCGAATCAGAACCCGCCCGTTTACGGGTTCGATTGCGTGTGCCTGATTAAAGGCGTGCTTTGGGGCTGGAACGGCAACGCGTCAAAAACCTACGGCGGCGCGGGCTATGCCGTCAACGGCGTTCCTGACATTGGAGCCGATACCATGATTACGAAGTGTTCGGGGGTATCGACCGACTTTTCAAAGATCGTCCCCGGCGAAGCGGTGTGGCTGAAAGGTCATATCGGCGTTTACATCGGCGGCGGAAAGGTCATCGAATGCACCCCGGCTTTCAAGAATTGCGTACAGGTGACGGCGTGCTTGAACATCGGCGCTATTTCCGGCATGAACGGGCGCAAATGGACCAAACACGGGAAATTGCCCTATATCACCTATGACACCGCGGAAAGCCCCCAGCAGGGCGCACAGGGCGGCGCAGGAACGCCGAAACCGTCCGGGGGGGCCCCTGATACGTCCGGCGCGCTTGCGTTCTCCGTGGGCGACGTGGTGCGCTTTACGGGCAATCGTCACTATACGAACGCGAACGCGTCCAGCGGCCCGGCGTGCAAGCCCGGAACGGCAAAGGTGACGGCGATTGCAAAGGGAACAAAGCACCCTTACCACCTTATCAAGCAGAGCGGAGGCGGTCCACCGTTTACGGCTGGGTTGACGCGGCGGACGTGCAAGCGGTTTCCGGCGGCGGGAGCGCCCCGGCCCCGAAAATGCGCGTCGGCGCACGGGTGAAGTATTCCGGCCCCCTGTACCGGGACAGCAACGGCAACGGGCGGGGAAAGACCGTGAACGGAACGTACACGGTCAAATATTACTATCCGGGCCGCAAGTGCGGCGTACACGTGGACGGGCTGGGCTGGGTCCCTGAATCCGCCTGTACCGTCATCGGTTAAAAGAAAGGGGAAGAAACATGAACATTCTTGAATTTCTGCTTGCGAATTGGGACAGCGTGCTGGTTGTCCTTGTGTTCCTTGCGCTGATCGTCGTTTTTATCCGGCGCGGTGAAACAAAGGTGCTGAAAAACATTCTTTTCAGCCTTGTAACACAGGCCGAAAAGCAATTCGGCGGCGGCACGGGTTCTTTGAAGTTCGCCGCCGTTTCCGACTGGATTTATCAGAGAATCCCGGCGGTGCTGAAACTGCTTTTCACCGCGAAAGACATTGAAAAGATGATCGAGATCGCGCTGGCGGAAGCAAAACAGGCGTGGGGCGCGAACGAAAACTTGAAAGGCTACATCGAAACGCCCGCCATCATGGAAAATCTGCTGGCAATCGGGATTGACCCGACCGTTGTTGAAACAGAGGGCGACCCGGAAAACAACAATTAAACCCGTCCGATTCGGACAAAGCAAAGCCCGTCGGGGAATGACCCCGGCGGGCTTTTTGTGTTGGCGCATTTCGGCAGCAGTTCGCTATTCTGACACGGCCTTAAAGAAAACCTTGTTCCCGCGGCGGTAGACCTTGCCGGGGGTGACATAATCGAAAAATTCAGGCTTGCCCGTCATACGGTTAGGTTCAACCTTGATTTCGTGATGGTAGAAATGATACTTCCAGCCGCGTTCCCCGCACACTTTGTCGCCGTTTTTCATTTCGAGCCACATATAATACAGGTCAACGACGGAAAGCACGAAAGACGGCAATGTCGTCGTCGTATTCCTGATACGGAGCGATGGAGAAATAACGATCAGTTGAAACGGTTTTTTCAACGAACCGCCCATTCTCACGGGTATGAAGCTTTATCGTGTGTTCCATGATTACTTCCCCTTTCTTTTGTAGGGGCGGGCGGCGGTTTGCACCGCCCACCTATATGTTACGCGCTGGCCGTGGAAACGTCAAGTGCGTTGTCCCGGCCTTTCTGTCTATTATTATATACTAACGTTAGTATAAAGTCAAGGGGGAAAACGAAAATAAATAAAAAAATTTGCGCCGCCGGGAGGTTTGGCGGCACGGCGCGCCATACGGCGATAAAATTTTATACTTGCGTTAGTATTTGCGGCGTGCTATAATGGACGCAGAAAGGGGGAGCGGGAAGATGGCTGGAAAGTTTGAAACGCCCCGCGGACAGGCCGCAACGGACGCGAAACGAAAGTACAATGAAAAAAGCTATGATCGGCTTTATCCTATGGTACACAAAGGCAAGAAAGAAACCTATGTTGCCGCGGCGAAAGCGGCGGGAATGTCATTGAATGAGTGGATAGAAACGACGCTTGACCGGGCGGCAGGGGCCGCGCCGGAAAGCAGGGCATAAAAGAACGGCGGGCGCAATGCCCGCCGTTTTGCTATTTGTGGGAATTATTCGGCCTGTTCGTATGTGTAAGCACCGTCCGCGCCCTGCTTGATGAATCCGGCAGTATCAGCAACGCGCCCGTCGCCGTCGAGGGTCCCATAAACGGGAACTGTCACGTCGGAGCCGTCAAAAACAATCCCGGTCCCGTCGTCACATTTGATAGTAAAATAGTTGTACCCGCTATCTTTCACGACGCTTTCGGCAAATTCCGCGAAGTTCTCCGCGGTGAGGTCCGAAAGCTGGGACTTTAGAACGCTGATATATGCGCGCTGACCGATCACGTCGCCGGACCCGCTTTTCACGTCCTCTGTTTTCACGTCGCAATCAAGCAGAAAGTTATATTGCTTGTATTCCGGGTAAAGAACGTCTTTCCCGTCGCCGATTTCCGCAACCGTGCCGTCGTCGAAATGCAGATCACCCCCGAACAGGCCGATGAAGTTTTCATTGCGCTTGTGTCCTGCGGCCTTGACGGGAAGATCAATACCGTTTCCGAAAGTGACGGGGCCTATAAAGTCCGCTGGGGTACAAACTCCCTTGAAGTCACCATGAACGACGACGGCACGGTTGCGGAAATCGGCGACGGGAAAGACGTTCTTTACCCGGAATACAAGCAATATAACTTTCTGCGGCCCGAATCGTGTTCATAGAATCCGGGTAAAAGTCATATTGCGCCGTCAATTCCTCCGATTTTGGCGTGTCGAGGTTAACCAGCACGTCACCGCAACCCGCAAGGGAGAGGGACAGGACCGCCGCAAGCGCAAGAGCAACAATTTTTTTCATGTGGAATCCTCCATTCCGCCGCCCGGCCCGCCGGGGGCTTGTGTTTTTTTGAGGGCCGGACCGCCTGAAAACGCTGGCGTTCTGACCTTTAACACAATTATGAACGGTTGGCGTGTTAAAGTCAAGAATGAAGCTGAACTTTAACACAGGGCGGAGGAATCAACGTGAAAATATACGACTATAAAGGCCAGAAAAATCTATGCGGAAACCGGGTGAAAGAAGCACGCGCCCGGAAGAATATTACGCAAGCCGACCTTGCCGCAAGATTACAGGTGGCTGGCGTGACAATGGAGCGGGACAGCGTTTCAAGAATCGAAATCGGAACCCGGTTCGTCACCGATTACGAACTTGCCGTTCTTGCAAAGGTGCTGGGCGTGTCTATGGAATGGCTGACCGAACAGGAAGAATAAAACTTTATACTTGCGTTAGTATAGCGAAGCCGTTATAATATCATTGCGGGAACCCCGCGGGAGAATAACGGTTAAAGCCCGCCCAGACCTTACGGAACGGGCGGGCTTATTTACTAACGGAGGTTATAACATGGGACACAAGTTCAGTCATCTTCAAAAGCGCGACCGCTATAAAATCGAAGCATTGTTGAATACAGGGCATAAGCCGCAGGAAATCGCGGACGAAATACACGTACACGTAAGCACGATATACCGGGAGATACAGCGCGCCCGCATGGTACAGCTTACGACCGATCTTGAAGAGGTTGACAAATACAACCCCGACGAAGCCGAAAAGCGATACCGGGAAAACCTTTCGGCAAAGGGTCCGGCGCTGAAAATCGGGAAAGACTTTGAACTTGTGGAGTATCTCGAAGCCAAAATGCTGGACAAAGACAACCCGCGTTCGCCCGCCGCCGCTCTTGCTGACATAAAGCTGGAGGGCCGGACGTTCAAAACGTCGATATGTGTAAGCACCTTATACAGCTACATAGAAAAGGGCGTTTTCCTGACCTTGACGAATGCGGACTTGCCGGAAAAGCCGAAACGGAAGCGGAAATATAGAAAGGTGCGGGAAGCGAAGAGCGCCGCGGCAGGGGATAGCATAGACCGCCGCCCGCCGGAAGTAGACGACCGAAACACGTTCGGGCGATTGGGAGGGCGACACCGTTTACAGCAAAAAGACGGGTCAAAGACCCTGCTTGTGCTGACAGATCGATTGACCGCCGGGAATTATCATGCGGATAAAGGACGAGGACCGGACGGAAAGCGTGTAAC